AATCAAAAAACTGAGCAGGAATTTCTTTTTCAAGTCTGCGTTGTTTTTCCTGATCATTAGCTTCATATAATTCCTCAAAATCTTGAAGAGTATATTTTTCAAGAGGTTTCTCATCATCAAATGGAACAAGCATCTTCTTTTCAATAAGCTTTTTAGTAAGCTCATAAAGAGCATCTTTATCCATCTTTGGGCGACCTGTTCCTTTAGAACCTTCCTCATTATCTCCCGGATTCAAAATGTCTTCAAGATTTTCATGACTTATACCGACAGAGGTCTTAGGGCTACCATCAGGATTCAGTATGCCATTTTTGATGTCTTCTTGTTTTTTCCTCTCAAGTTGTGCTGCCTCATTTTCAGCAGCTTTTTCAGCTGCTATTTCTTCGTCAGATTTAGTTGACTTAGAAAATTCAGGTGTGTCAATGAACGCTAGAGTATCAACTTTTCTGGAGAATATATTGGGTTTTTTACCCTCATCTCTTTTTCCTTGTGCCGGAGTCATAATGCTTTCAGCACCAGGTTGGGCCAACAGTGTCGCAATATCTTGGTTGGTTTCAACTACTGTAGTTCCTTGGTTATTTTCTGCCATAATTATGTTGGTTTATGTTGGTTTAAAATATCTGGCTGATATAATATAACAAAAATATGGAAATAAACTTTATAAATTTGAAAGAGAAATATTTAAAACCAATATATCTTGCATTATAAGGCTATTTCTATTTCTTTTTCTTAGGTTCTGGTTTTTTCTTATCATATTTGTTCTTATTTTCCTTTGCTATCTGAAGATCTTTTTCCTTCATTTCCATTTGAACCTTAAGTTTCTCACGCTCAATATTATTCTTCTCAATATCCTGAGCAATTTTACTTTCTTCCTTTTTAGTCTGAAGATCAATGTTTTGCTTGAATTCATCTGAAGCTTTAATCTTGTCTAAAATATCAAGAAAATCACTTCTTAAATTCTGGTCAATATCTACAGCACCTGCCATACCTGCAGCACGGATCTCTGCAACCATAATATCTCTGCGTCTATTAGCTTCGTCTTTGGCAGTATCATAATCAATTTGCATTTGTTTTTCTTTAATCCTTGCTTCAATTTCCATTTGTTTGAGACTTTCATTATGAGCATATTCTTCTTGTCTGGTCTTCTGAGTTTTTGTTTCAACAGATTTAAGAACATGATTGATCTCAGCTAAAGATTCTGACTGGATAATATTACCAAGATCATAGATACTTGCCCCAGATGTATTATTCTCTAAGGCCAATTGTTTCATTTGTTCAGCAATAGCTCTATAGTTAGCCTTGGTAGTACAATAGATATTCAAGTCCCGGAGAAGTAAATCAGTACCATTAATTTCAAAATTAACTTTTTCATCATTAGAAGTAATATACTGAAGTCTTAAAGATGGTTTCTTTGATTGATAATACTGGGCCAAATCAGTCCTCATCTGATGCACTCTTGGCATCAAATTATCAGAATGTTGTATAAAATAAATCTCGGTTTGGGCATAAGAACCTGTAACAGCTTGTTCAATTCCTTTAGCAGTATCTGTTTGACCAATTTGTTGACCAAGGCGCTGAGGAGTTATTCCAATTGTTTCGAAACACTGTTGCTTAAAATAATTAGCTAGTTGGATCCTTGATAACAATCTTTGAGTCTGTTCAAGGTTTAAGGGTTGAAAATGACTAAAGTTAAGAGGATTCTCTGTATTAGTTATAGAGGTATCCAAAGGAAGCATCTGAAAATTTTTCATTGCTACATAAGCCTTAGCCAGATTGTTCTTACCCCAATCTTCATTCATAGAATGACGCGGTAAAGCATTCTGATCAAGGAGGATTACCGTACCTAGTTCATCCACTAGAATATCAGCAATCTGGTTATTTACAATATTATACCCAATCTGAAAAGGTTTTGTAAGGTCTACAAGTGATGTAGATCTGGTATTTCTATCATTAAACACAGCTCCTTCTACAGGAAGTTTGCATCCATATAAAGTCTGATCTCCCTTAAACTGATATCTCAAAGGACCAATTTTATTTTTATCTATTCCAATATACATTGGACTAATACCATTGGCATTATTCATACCATAATAACTAGGAAGATTGGGTCCAATTTTAATTCCACCCCAGGTTTGATTAATCCAAATCCAGTCTATATGTTCACCAAAAATAAGATTGTCCTTGGTTTTATTTTTTATTAAGAGAGTATTGTAAACTGGTTTATCAGTAACTCTGTAATCTTCACTTACCACATCTGTTATAACTTCTCCATTTTCCATAATTTTAGTAAGATGACCAACCCTAACCTGAGATTTCCAATAAGCTGTAGTAACGCGTAATAGAAAAGCAGTGCCTAAAGGAGCATAATCTTCATTCTCAGACATGATCCAATTAACGATATCCCCTCCCCCATATATAGATCCATAATCTCCAAAAGCCGGAGAATTTGTCATCATAGAAGTCAGCTGACGATAAGCTAAACCGGGCATGTTAGTATTCCAATCATGAGATTTAGTAGCATCATAATAAGACCCGTCATTTTGATAACCTTGTAAAGGATATCCAGCGGCTCTGATTGGATAAATAGCTTCAAGAGATTTAAGTTGTTCTTCAGTCATCAGATATCCATACTTATCAATAACATCAGATACTGTCATCATATCAGTGCGTCCAACATAATTACTCTGAGAAATATACCTAGCCTCTGGAGACTTATGGTAAAAAGTAAGAACCGGATTCCAAAGTTCAATGTCATAGTCATCTTCTCCCATCCTGAAATGCCAGAATTCCCTATCTGTGATTAACATATCTCTAAAAGCTCTCTCTTCAAGTTCATCCATGTAAAACCTGTCATAATCAACTTGGTGTTGATGACTAGCCCATTGTTCACACATACTGCGATAATCTTTCTCATAAAAGTTCTGGATTTCAGGAAGACTCTTCAGATTCTCAGGATTAAGCTTGTCCTGAAATTCAGGACTATTAGGATCCATTCCAGCTTCAATAAGTTTAATAATTAAATTTTCTTCAGCCTTTGCGAGCAGAGTTTGTTCAATTTCACTAGCTTTAAGATTAAGTTGTTCGTTGTAAGAAAACTCATCTCTACCCCGGAAACTCACTTTAGAATTTCTTTTGGCAAACTCTGATACCAAAACATTAATAATATTAGGAACAATAGGATAAAATTTAAGTTCAAGAGCTGTAACATCTTCTTGTACAAGAGTTTCCACAAGATCCTTCATTTCATTATCTGTCTCCAATATATAATCACTCTTGTCTATTTGACCCTTAGCAAGCTTGTAATTTTTCATGAGCCTGCGAGCATTTCTGCGAATTTGTTTTAGACCATTCCACTCTAGCCAATCCATATTCCAAGCAGCCCACTCATCTGTTTTCTCTTTTTTTGGAAGGAATTGTACCGGTTGGGTAATAGTACCAATTCTAGTTTGTTCAGCTTTTTTACCGGACTTCAAGTCCATAGCATTCAATACCTTCATTTTATCTCAGGTTTTTAAATGGGTTTCTGGGAGGTCTTTTATCAACTCCCATACCAGCCCTTCCAATATGCCTGAAAGGACTATGGGTTAATTTATATAAATTTTCTGACTTTTGCAAGTTCTTCTTATCCAGATTCTCAACCCTTCTCTTATAACCTCTATTAGATTCCTGAATCTTGGCAAACGCTACAAGAGCCGCCAAGGCAACTAACCGGTCAACATTGAGCCCATCCTGGTACTTTTGCATTTCCATCATAGCCATAATATCAGGAATTCTTTCTATTCCATATGTAGTCTTAACTATTTCTCCATCAGGCTTTGTTTCATGATCCAAAGCTTCATTTAAAAACTGAATAAGATAACTTAGAAGATGAGATTTAAAGATAGTTCCTACATTCCTCCAACCATATTCCTGAAAAACATTAGCATTTGCACCAAGGTCTTTAAGGAACAAAATCTGGCTTTTTGGGACTAAATATTTCTGTTTTCTTTTAGATATCATATACTGTATGAACAATGAGATATTATTCTCTACAATTGTCCAGGCCTGATACCACTCAATAATAAGCTCAAGTCTTTTATGGGTATCCTGTAAATCATCAAACCTACCACACCATCCGCATACTATTTTGTCCCTTTCAATGAAAGTCTCTGTTTTGTCAAAATCTACTCTGGTAACTTCAACTGATCTTTTGTATACATAAATTGCACAAAGAGATTCTGAAGTAGTACTTTTACCTTCAGATATAGGGTCAACAGAAGCATAATAAGTACCCCACTCAGCTTTTTCATCAGGTCTTTCCCATACTTCAATAACTCCTGTCTTATCTTCAGTTTTCTTAGTAATTGGGAATTCTCTGATAGGAATCTTGTTAGATTTAGTTACTTCAATTTCTCCTCTAGATCCGTATTCAAGATTTATATATTCTACAGAATAATCTTTATCTTCAATTCTCCGGATTTGATTTGTAACAAGATGTTGCGGAAATACAGAAACTGTTCTATTGGCAAAAGCTTCAGCAATATTGCGTGGGCGCTGAGATATCCTAAGCTGATATAATGCAGGTTCAAGATCTTTCTTCATTTTCTCCCTGGAAGAATTAAGAGCATCTAAAGCCTTTTCGACTAATGAATTTCCCCATTCATCTATATAAGGAGGCATTGACCATTGTTCAGGAATAAATAAACCTGTTTTACCTATAGTTCCTTTATCATCAATAAGATCTGAATCAATTGTATAAATATCATTTACCTCAGGATATTTGATCATATGCTCTAAAGGTTTACATTGATCAAGATCTCCAACAGATCCGGCAGCTATGAATACACCGGTAACAATATCTCCCATGGCTAAAGCTGATAACATGTATTCTTTAGTCTGATCCATAGTAGGAGCAATACCGGCCTCTTCGTAAAAGAACAATCTACAGTCACCACCTACACCATTTGTTGGGTCCTGTTCTAAAGTAAGTCCTTGTATAGTACCTTTTAAACCGGAAAGCTGGGGCCTACCATCTATTTCTTCTTCAATCTGCTGTTGCCACATCATAACTTTACTTGGATTCATTGGTCTAAACCAAGCAGTTTTTCCATTAAGAAAAGACCTATATTCATCAAGAAATTTCCAGGACCCTTTCTCATTGATCTTATCTTTTATAGAAGCTCCCATTTTAATAATAGGAGTTTCCTCAAACCATATAAGATTTATCATCTTAGCGCAATGGTAATAAGAGGATGCTATTTGTCGTTTCTTAAGAATGGCTACATGTTTAAAATGAAGTTCAGCAAGAAGTTCATATAGTGCCATATGATATTGAGTATCCCAAACTTGAGGAAAGGTAATTTTTCTTTTCAGTTTATCATTAATAGGAAGAAAATTTATCCACATGTAATATTCTCTAGGGAGATACCAAGTTTTTTTACCTTTCTTAAAAATAGTTCCAAATCTGCATTTTTCTTTCTGATCTTCCCAGTAATTTCTAAAATCCTTGGATCCTTCAGGGAAAGTACAATAGTATTTTTTCTCATTGTATTTTCTTCCTTCAGC